AAGCAAAAAACTGCTTATTGAATGGTTAAGAACTATGGTCCCAGAAGGTGAAGATACTTCTAAGATAACAATTCAAAATATAAATGAGTTTCTACCACAACAGACTCATATCTTTGCTAATAATAAATTAATGTTAAGTGCTTATTCGTTACGTTGGTTTTATAAACAGGTAAAGAAAAACCCAGATGTAACATTAAAAGATTTAGGAATACCAAATGTATAAGTTTAATGAAGATAAATTAGTTGAAGAACTACAACGATATATATATGACACCTATGGTCAACATTATGCTACAGATAAATACCAAGCTACAGATGTTATTATTGATTCTGGACATGGAACAGGATTCTGTATGGGGAACATTATGAAATATGCTAAACGTTATGGTAATAAAGAGGGTAGAAATAGAAAAGACTTACTGAAGATATTACATTATGGAATTATTATGTTACACATCCATGATGAAACAGATAGATTTTTTAAGACAGGAGAATAATGACAGATAAAGTAGGAAAGAAACAATATCTAGGTATAGTAATTGACTATAACCGAGAAAACGATTTAGATAAATTTAGTTTAGATACCTTAAGAGATAGGTATTTTTGGAAGGAGGAAACTCATGCTCAAGAAGCTTTGGCAAGAGCTAGTGTATTTGGTGCAACTTATAAAGGACTTACTGACTTTGAGTTGGCTCAGAGGTTATATGATTATGCTTCTCAGTTTTGGTTTATGTTTTCTACTCCTATACTTTCTAATGGTGGAACTTCTAGAGGTCTTCCTATTAGTTGTTTCTTAAACTATGTTCCTGATAGCCGAGAAGGTTTATCTGCTCACTACGATGAAAACATTTGGTTAGCTTCTATGGGTGGTGGCATTGGTGGCTATTGGGGTGACGTTAGAAGTAATGGAGTAGCAACCAAACATGGTAGTAAGTCTACTGGCTCTATACCTTTTATGCATGTAGTTGACTCACAGATGATGGCTTTTAATCAAGGTGTTACCAGGAGAGGAAGTTATGCAGCTTACATGGACATATCACATCCTGAAGTAGAAGAGTTTATTAATATGCGTAAGGAATCTGGTGGTGACATTCATCGTAAATGTTTAAACCTACACAATGCAGTCAACATATCCAATGACTTTTTAAGGGCTGTAGAGAACGATGAAGAGTGGAGATTAATAGACCCTAAATCTAAACAGCCTGTAAAGACAGTCAATGCAAGACAACTCTGGTGGCAGATCATCGATGCTAGAGCAGAGACAGGAGAACCCTACATGATAAACATTGATACTTGTAATGAGTATCTACCTAAATGCCTAAAAGATTTAGGCTTAGAAGTTAAACAAAGCAACTTATGTTCTGAAATAGTTTTACCAACCAACGAAGAGAGGACAGCAGTTTGTTGTTTATCTAGTGTCAACTTAGCTAAGTACGATGATTGGAAAGAAAATAAACAATTCATTGATGACTTAGTTACTATGTTGGATAATGTTTTAGAACATTTTATTGAATATGTTGTCGATACTTCAGAGTTCGGAGAATATAGTCTAAATTACAGGAGGTTTAAAAATTATGTTAAAGAAGGACGTATGGGTTTACATAAAGCGGCTTACTCAGCCTATCGAGAAAGGTCTATCGGCTTGGGGGCAATGGGCTTCCATTCATATCTCCAAAGCCAAGGAGTTCCTTTTGAAGGCTTACAAGCAACCGGAATCAACTACGGAATATTTAAACACATTAAGAGTAAAGCTACAAAGGCTACTAAACGATTGTGTGAAAGTCGTGGAGCATTTCCTGATTCAAGTGATAGGACTACTAGGAATGCTCATCTTCTCGCTATTGCTCCTAATGCCTCTTCTAGTATTATTTGTGGTGGGACATCTCCTTCGATTGAGCCTATTAGGGCTAACGTATATACGCACAAAACTCTTTCAGGGAGCTACCAAGTAAAGAATCAAGCTTTACAAAAACTGCTAGATAAAAAGAAGATTAGTAGAAAAGATCAAGAAAGTATCTGGAAAAGTATGACTGCTCATAATGGTTCAGTACAACAGCTTGATGAATTAACAGCAGACGAAAAAGAAATCTTTAAAACAGCAGATGAGATCAATCAGATATGGGTTGTTGAACATGCTTATAAAAGACAAGAGTTTATCTGCCAGGCTCAGAGTGTTAATTTATTCTTTAACATTCCAGCCTCAACAGAACTGCAAGAAGTCCATGATGATTACTTACAGTATGTTAATGATGTTCACTGGTATGCTATGCACAAATTAAAATCCTTGTATTATTTTAGGTCCAATGCCGCAAAGACTGCAGAAAATGTTAATATCAAAGTACCTAGAATAAAACTAGATGAAGTGGAATGTATTAGTTGTGAGGGATAATGGCATCTAAGTGGAACACAACTAAATCTCATGTACCAGTTACCGGTGTAAGAGGAAAGAAAACAAGTCAAGGTAGGAGGAATGTCGCCTTTGCCTCGATGAATAAAAATAAAAAGAAGTCTTGGAAGAAATACAGAGGACAAGGTAAATGACCCGATGGGACAAGAAAGTTAAAAAACCTAATTGGGATAGCTTAGTAGACTGGGAAGATAAGAATGGAGCCTTAGTTATGTGGGCTATTACCCCTGATTGTATTAAAGAACGAGCAAAAGAAACGAATAAAAAATTTAAAGCTACTAAAGAGCAAATACATGAGTTTATATATCATTCTCGTAGAGGGTTTGATATGGAACCAACTAAGAATAATTTTAAAGATTTTGTAGTAGACTTATTAGTAAATGAATATGGAGAATAAATGTTAGAAGAATTTAGAGATCAAATAGTCGAAGCACTTATAAAGAACTTTGAAGCACAAGTAGAGAAACACAGACTCAACATAGAGAACTTATTATTAAAAGGTGTTGGTGTCGCAGAGCATCCTGATATAATGGAAACTATAGAGGGAGAGTTAGCTAAGATGGCTGACAATGCAGATAAATTGGAAATGTTAAATAAATATTTTAAGGAGGAGCAATGAGTTTATTAACAACAAGAGATTACTACAAACCATTTGAATATCCCTGGATGTTCGATTACTACTATTTACAAAATCAAATGCACTGGATGCCAGAATCGGTACCACTACATACTGATGTAAAAGATTGGCAAGAACTAAATGACAATGAAAAGAATCTAATTACTCAGATATTCAGACTCTTTACACAATCTGATGTTGATGTTGGAGCTGGATATACTGATAAGTACATGAGAATATTTAGAAAGCCTGAAGCTCGTATGATGATGGGTTCATTTGCTAATATGGAATCTATTCATCAACATGCTTACAGTTTACTATTAGATACTGTAGGTATGTCAGCTAAAGAATACAGAGCCTTTGCTGAATACGAAGAGATGTCAGACAAGCATGATTACGTTGGTAAGTTCAAACCTAAGAAGTCCGATAAAAAAACCATTGCTAAAACTCTAGCAGTTTATTCGGCTTTTACTGAAGGCTTACAATTATTTTCTAGCTTTGCTATTTTATTAAACTTCCCAAGATTCGGTAAGATGAAAGGTATGGGTCAGATAGTTACCTATTCCATTAGAGATGAATCTTTGCACGTTGAAGCTATGACTAAAGTATTTAGAGAATTTATCAAAGAGAACATAGAAATATGGACAGATGAGTTCAAGAAAGAAATATATGACATCTGTCGTGAAATGGTTAAGTTAGAAGACAAGTTCTTAGATTTAGTATTTGAGATGGGTAACATTGAAGGATTAACTAAAGAAGACATGTACAAGTACAACAGATACATAGCTGATAGAAGATTACTACAGCTAGGACTAAAGACAAATTATAATCAGAAGGAAAATCCTTTGGAATGGCTTGATGAAGTTATGGGTGTTGAACATCAAAACTTCTTTGAAGGTAGAGCAACTACTTACATGAAAGCTGGACTAAAGGGTAAGGAGAATAAAGTAACCTTTAAACATATAGAATAATGAGAAAAAAACAGTCAGCACCGAAAGAAGCTAACATTGTATCATTTAAAGTATTACTAGATACTGAAGGAAGACTCATCACTGAGATTTCCAATCTACCAAAAGAAGAAGCTCAAAGATTTTTTAAAGGACATGATCTAAAGTTAATAGAAACTTTAATCAGTTCTGGGCTAATAAAGTTTGGTAAATTACATTATCAGATGCAAAATGAACTTAGTGCTTTGAATACTTAAAATTTTGGTGATTATTAAAAAAATGACCTCACAGAATCGCCTGTAACGCATTTATCGTAGGTAAGGAATACTATACGTCCAAAAAGCTATGAAATTCGTTACAGAGCCTCTGAGAGCCTCCTATGCAGTTTAGCCTAAAATTGTGTAGATTTTGATGGATTTTTCCTTACCTTTGACCTTTATAGGCTCTAAAGCCACTAAATCGTAGGAAGAACCCTTCATAGTCTCCTCACCAATAACAATATCTTGTTGAACTTCTTTGGTTGAGCTTTCAAGTCTAGCTGCTAAATTAACTGCATCACCTATAGCTGTATAATCGAATCGTGAAGAACTACCCATATTACCTACAACAGCTTTGCCTGTATTTATTCCGATACCAATATCAATGCCTAACTGTGCTTCTTGCATGTCGTGTGCTATTTGAAGAGCTGTCTT